TTGATCAGCTTATTTTTCATAGATATTTACTCCTTTAAACGTTCCTCTAGATGGTATTTTTCCTTGTTTCATGCGATTTATCGTTGCGTGTAAATTTGCTATACTTGTATTAAATTCTTCTGCTATAGTTTTTAGTCCATATACTTCTTTTGAGGACCCGTTGGGATATTCTATTACATATTGATTAGTATAAGGTAATTTACTAGGATCAATGTTTTTAATCCACGAGTTTTCGCCTGACATTTTTTCTCTTAAAATAGATTTAGTTTTCTCAGTATGCGACTTTCCATAAAACGGATTATTATCTTTTGTTCTATCTCTACATTTGCCGCAAGTTTTTGCATAATATCCCATTGAACTATTGCAGTCAGGACAAATTTTAATACTCGAACCTTGTTTCCATCTTCCGTTTTTTTCTTTAGATCTTCCAAATTTTTTCTTTTTTTCTTCGCTACTTAAATTTTTTATAGTCTTACTATGAGTTTTTAAAATCTTTTCTCTAATTTTTTCTTTGTCCGGATGTGTTCCTAAAATATTACCGCCATTTGCAGGTGCCATATTATAACCGTTGATGTTTTTATCTAAAAATTTCTGTTCATATTCTAATAGTTCTTCTCGAGTATTAAAATTAGTTTCTTCTAAAGTTACATAACGAAATATGTTCCCATACTTGTTATAAGTTCTTTGTAGTTGTATATTATGATGTTTTCTTTTTCCTAAGTCTTGTTTGTGTTGTGTTAGTCTTTTTTCTATATTAAACGAACTACCATAATATCTACGCTGAGTTTTAGTATTTTCTATATAATATATTCCCTGCATTGCTGTTCCTTTCTTTTATTTATCTTATTGAAAGGAACAGCAAGAAAAACTAAACTGCAAACGGCATTTTAATTTCTGGATGATGTTGATAATTTATTAATTTATATTGACTTGGTGTTGTTTTTATCAACTCATCTAAGTTCGAAAACTCAGGCATTTCTAATGTTGGTCCTGGTAACAGATCTCTTTTGAGTTGTTCATTTATTCCTTCTATTTGATTTTGATAAATGTGTAAATCCCCTGAGGTGTGAATAAATTCGCCAACCTTTAAGTTAAGGAGTTGTGCAAACATATGTGTAAGCAAACTATAACTAGCAATATTGAACGGCAGACCGAGTGGTGCGTCAACTGACCTCTGGTACAGTTGACAACTTAGTTCATCGTCTTGAATATGAAACTGAAACAGTGTGTGACATGGCGGCAGTGCCATCACATGTACTCTGTCAGCATTCCATGCACTTACAATGTGTCGTCTACTGTAGGGATCATGATACATATTTTCCAAAACTTCTGCGATTTGATCTACAAATCCCAACTGTGCATCCCAATTACGCCACTGATGACCGTACACTGGTCCTAGATCCTTGACAGTATCTGTGTTAATATAGCCTAAATCTCGAGCCTGTTTGTCAGCGTTAGCAGTCCAGATAGTAGTCTTGCCAACTAATTCTTCTCTTGGCTTGCCATAGTGTATTTCTGCTAATCTACGCTCGTCACTTGATCCTTCTAAGAACCAAAGCAATTCTGAAACAACTGATCGAAATGCTAATTTTTTCGTAGTAACTGCTGGAAATTCGTTACGCAAATCAAACCGCATTTGATAGCCGAACACTCCGCGTGTACCTATATTTGTCCTGTCACTACGGTCTTTTCCGTGTTCTAAAATATATTCAAGAGCATCATGATACTGTTGCATTTTTTCTCCTTATCCACTTGGTAACTACACCAAAACTTTTAATTTCTACACTGTCTGGCTCAAACTGTGCTGTAATTTCTCTTTTGGGCAGGAATGTATCACAATTGTAATCACTGCCTACGTCATTAAACCACAGTTCGTCAATAACGGGCAAGCAACTTTCTATCAACTGTGCACCGCCTATGATCCAAATGTCATCAACGCCAACATATCTAGGTTCAATAACATCTTTAATGATCTTGCACACATCCTCACCACCGTATACACCTTGAGGCTTTGGATTAAAATGTTCCATCCAACTAGACGAAATCACAAGATTAATTCTGTTAGGCAAGGGCTTGCGCGGCAAACTTTCCCAAGTCTTGCGACCCATTACCACAGCCTGTCCATCAGTACATTCTTTGAACCATTGTAAATCGCCAATGTTTTTCCATGGCAAATCACCGTTCTTGCCAATGCCCCAATGTGCATCGTGTGCTAGTATCGCTTTAATCACCCTTGCCTGGCTCCTCTGAGAAATATTCCATCTTACCTGCTACACCGTGCCATTGTTCTGCATCAGTGGGCACATCCTCTGGCCTTACTTGTGTAATGTTTGGCCAAAGCACAGCATACTTAGCATTAAAATCTACCCATTCAGATGCTCCTGGCGCAGTGTCAGCCAAGATAGCATCAGCAGGACATTCTGGTTCGCACACTCCGCAGTCAATACACTCTGTTGGATCAATTACCAACATGTTCTCGCCTTCGTAAAAACAGTCGACTGGCTAAGGGCAGACTGAAACACAATCCATATGTTTGCATTTAATGCAAGCATCGTTTACGATATATGTCATAGTCCGCCTAAGCCTCCTTTATAGGGTTTCCGACCCTGTCCGGAACATACTGTTGTATGTTTACATAGTTTTTGATACATTCGCTGTAACCTCCAAATCGTTTTTTAGGTTTGTATTTTTCAGCATTAGCAAGTATTTCTTGCTCTGCTATTGCTATATTATACATTGTATTTGACACAGTGTCAACTATCTCAAATGTATAATGACTTATATACTTTATTCTATCTTTTACATTGTCTTTTGTTGTTATACCAACTTTGTAAAAGTCTTCGTCTTTGTTATACAACAAGTACAATGTTGCAGGTAAGTCCTTCTTTTCGGGAAATCGGTCAAAGTAAGTTTTTACACTGGGCATACACTGACGCAGTCCATGTGTTTACATTTGATACAGGCGTCATTAACAATATAGGTCATTACAATCTCGCAATCCTAATAAGTGTGGCCGCAAGGTTGATTTCAGGATCTGCTACCAACGCATGATCCACAAGACCCTGCTTGATAATTAATACCGCTGCGTCCTGTTGTTCATCATTGCCAAACAATTCAATATTGTCATAGAGCCAACGATAGATTTCGTCCATCTCTTCCGGCAATACTTGACTACAGATAAGTTTACGTGCTTCTGTAATTTTACCTGCCTTAAACAGATCAACCATTACAATCTTATAATCACCAGACGCAGCATCTACGTTTTTAGTAGTCAATACACCTGTTTGAGATTCTAGTTGTACTGTGTTGATACACTTGCGCAGGTCTGGATAATATGCCTTGACATAGGTATCCAGTGTGTTCAGTTCAAACTCTACGCCTTCTATGATTAGAATTTCTGCCATACGTGCTGTAAATTCTACCTGATCAATTTTAGCAATGTGCATGTGCTGACAACGACTGTGTATAGCCGGCATAATTTTGTTAGGATAGTTACATGTTAGAATAAAGCGTACACTGTGACTGTAATCTTCCATCAAGTTGCGCAGCGCAGGCTGTACTGAGTTGATGTTCATATAGTCTGCTTCGTCAATCAGCACAATCTTAAAATCACCGAACGGCATAGTTTGACAGAACATAATAAGTTTATCAACCCATTCGATCTTACGTGCTTCTTTAGATCCGTTAGCAATCATAACGTCACTGTCTTGTACGCCTAGTTGATTGATAAGAATCTTAGCAATAGTAGTTTTACCCAGTCCAGCACTGCCACTTAGCAAGATATGTGGAATACTTCCACTGTCAATCCAGCCTTTGATCTGTTCACGTTGATTCTCATCGCGGAACACATATCCATCTACTGTTTTAGGTCGGTATTTTTCAGTCCAGAGATCGCGCATCTATTTCTTCTCCATTTAATACTAATATTACATTATACCCTTGATCTATGCAAGATGTCAACTTCTTTTCACCTAGACTCTTAGCCCAGATTCTCCATGCTGTCTTCAGCAATTAGATCACTCCACGTTTTTAATTTTTCAAGTTTTACTGCTACTCTGTTTGATAGTTCGTCATGTGTCATTAACCCATGTGCCACCATCAATTCAATCATACACAGCACATCGCCTGCTTCTTCAACCAGCTTGATGCGATTAACAACAGCACGTTCGTTATCTTCTAGTGCAGCTTCAACAGTGTCAAACTTGCGCATGGTCTTACTACATTGTTGTGTGAGCTCGCCACATTCTTCCATAGTAATAGTCATCAGTTGTTGTAATCTGTTAAGTGGGCTATTCTCCACGTTCGACCTCTTTTCTTAATCTATATGCGCAGTAATCTTTGCTCCACGCTTGCCAAACCATACCTACTGCGAGACCGTACAGCAGGGGTTGCCACCATACAGTAGCACTAGCACCACTTATGAAGAAACCTACCATAAAGTCCGCTGCTATCACTGCCAGCACATAATCATACCAACGTATCATTTTAACTCCATTTCAAACAAAAAAATGTTGCGTGTTTAGGATCTTTGAATAAAACATATCTCAAGCCCTTGAGTCGCCATAGCCCTTCATTGATGGATCCGTATTGGCAATACAGCCACTCAATAGCTTCCACTTTGCGATCCACGTTAAAGCCTATCTGTTCAAGATCTATCTCAGTCATCCTTGCTTTCTTCTTCTTTCTTTTTACGCTTTCTGTGATAAAATCCTCCAGTGAATTCAATTTCTTCTGAACGCTCACCGTATGATTTTTTATCTACTGTTCCGCCATTATCTAAAAATTCTTTAATCAAGTCATTGTCCTCATTGGACATTTTTCTCGGTACAGGGTTCATCGTGTTACTCCTAGTTGATCGTATGCAATTTGCACTGACTTTGCTTGATGGTAAGCATCTGCTAGTGCGTGATGTAGATCGGTCTGCATCTTCTTGCGAGGATCACCTTCTTTGAGTACACTGAACAGTGTTCTACTGTCCATTACCTGCCAAAAATTGTAAGGAATAGGCTTGCCCACACTACGATACATGTCTTCAATAATAGTAAGGTCAAAGCCGTAACCATGCCCCCAAATCTTATCAGCACCCCAAATCCATTTGGTAAGACTGCCCAGTGCCTGTTCAACAGTCATTACTTCGTTGGAGTTGCTTTGGTCAAATGCTTCTTCCATAATCTTAGGGTCCTGCTTTGCCCACCACGCAATAGTTTCATCGCTTGTGGTGCGTCCCAGTCGATCCTGATCGTCAATGCTGATTTTAAAGTAAAGCTCACTATGTGGTTCATCCTTGGTATATGGATTGAATTTAACAGCGCCTAGGCTTAGTACTGTGCATTGCGGACGAGTGTCCAGCGTTTCGAGGTCAATCATTACGTGTGTGGTCATTTTTTTCTATTCTCCTGTCCGATGCCTGAAATAATAAGGAATACGTACAGCAAAGGCCAAGCCCATCCTGTTAGGTATCCTGTAATATGTAGTATCATTAGAGCAATCCCTGTTGCTCCTGTTGTACCTACGCCACTGGTCTGCGGTACTGGTAATTTCATAAGAAAACTCCTTGCTTTACAATAATATAGCATATTGTTAGCAAGGAGTCAAGTAGTTTTATTAGAGATCAGATTCTTTTACAAAGACGCCATCAATCATTTTGCCTTTGCGATCTTTGATATCGTTATAAGCGGCTGTGAGGCATTGTGTAATAGTTAGGTTGTTGCGAGTCGCGATATTGATCAGCACCACCATCATATCGCCAATGTCATCACTGATGTCTTTGCCTTTACAGATATTGTCACTGAGTTCGCCCGCTTCTTGAATCAGTTTCATGTACTGATCTTTGTCTGTACTACCGTCAATTAAGTTGCGATCACGATGCCACTGGGCAATTTTGTTTACTAGTTCTTCCACGTTGTTCCTCTTTGGTTAAGTTCAATTTTAAGTTCGTCTATCAACAGTAACATCTTTTGTCGCAACTGTCTATCTTCTGTTATATGATAAGCAGAATTTAATCTTCCCAGTTTAGATCTGAGTTCAGACGTTGACAAATGATCCAGGATCAACTGTTGCGTGTTCACCATCTGAATATTCCTTACCAAAGGCAACGCCTTGAGGCTTTACGTCACTGTACGCAAGAACGCTTTCAGACTCTACCATTCTAATTTCAAAATTACCTTCTGTGGGCGTTTCTATTTTAATGCCTCTAGTCCAACGACCATGCTCAACAAGAATCCAATCGCCTGTGTTGTAGTTGTCTTTGTTTTCAGGACCTTTGGCATACACACGACACCAGCGAGGATAGATACCTCTAGTCTTACCATCGTCGTCATTGATAATAAGTCCGCCGTTGGTCTTTTGTTCTCCGAAGTACATATCAGTTACCAGTACACGATTTCCAATAGCACGTACACCATCTGTCTTTAGAGCATCGATATTAATTGACATTATTCACCTTTTTGTGTAAAGTTTCCGTTTTCGTCTTCAATCCAATCTGCGTCGTCTTGAAGTAGTTCTTGTTCAGCGGCTGTCAACGGTGCTTCAACCACTGCTTTTTTTACTGTTCTACGAGCGACAGGCTTTTCCTGTGCTACTGTTTCTTCAACTGCTTCTGCTGTTTTAGGCTTCGCTGCTCCGGAATCTGGTCTTGCTCGTCCGGCCTGAGCATAATGTGCCTTTACAATATCTTCTCTTTTGCGAACAATCTTGCCACCTGGACCCAGTTCATCACCGCGAGCGTTTACTTTGGCATTGCCAACGGCTGGAGTTAGTTCGTTACGCTTGCGCAGTAGATCCATATCTACTACTTTTCCACGCATTGAACGGTGTTGTTTTTTACCTGCTGATACTTTAGACATAATAATCTCCTTATAATATACGTATATTTATCGTAAGAACTCTCGCCAATCGAGGCCATATTGGATTGAATCAATGCGATGTACACCAATCAAGTACAGCACATACGATGCGACACTTGATCCACGTCCGACACCCCACACAATGTTGTTCTCACGCATAAAGTCTACAAGATAGATCATATAGCGTAGCAGATTGTACATTCCACGTTCGTCAAACTCTTTAAGTTCTTCGTATGCTCGCTCATATTCTATTGAATAAAGTACAGACATTGGATCAGTAGCATTTTTCATCGTCATTATTTTGCGCATACACCAATCATCTACGTCAATCCGCTTGTATTCGTCGGGCATAAACCACTCTGATTGGCACACACCGTCAAAAGTCTTTTGATCTACATCTAAAGGAATATATGTTTGTAGCGTATCAAAGCCTTGTGCTTCCATAGCACGGTTGAACTGTTCTACATCATCACTAGGATCGCAGAGGACCACGTGGCACTTGCCAATGTTGCCACTGTAGATCATATCTATCAGATCACGGTTCGTAAAGCGTAGGATACCTAGTTCGTCTGTTTTCATTAGCATATATGTAGTTTAACTGATATTAATTAAACTGTCAAGATCATTTCCGCCATTATCTTGATATTGTTCTCTTTGACGTTGAGCAGCAATATCTCGTCTTGAATATAGTTCAATCTTGTAAATCTCTAATATATTTACTATCTGTGATTTTACTTGTGGATTTTGTGATTGAAAGAATTTGCGTTGGAGTTCCATTACTTTGGCCTCCAACTGAATGTCTGTAAAGGATGATAGGTTATCTATCAAAGGGTTTATCATGTAAACACACCTAGGTAATTGGCATACACTGTGTTGCCTTGATTCACTGTCCAAAATTCTACAATCACAGGGTTGTCTCTATTGGTCACACTGTCTACAGTCAACGACGCAGGAAAATTAGCTGATTTTTTAAGAACGCCGCCACCTTCTACAGTAAGAGTCACAGTGTGTATAACACTAGCGTCACCGTCAGCGGCGCTGCCTTTGAATTCAACAGTGATTTTAGCATAGCCGTCACGTTGTGGCCAGTCTGCTAGAGCAAAATTGATTGTGCCAGGATTGGCATTATCGTTTAGGTTTAGTGCAATACTTTGATAATGACCATTTAGGAAACTGATATTGTCCCCGCTGGTTTTAGTACCAGCATTGAAATATTTTTCCGTAGTTAAAGCAAGATTTGCATCGGCTATGGTAGTACCATTGAAATCATTTTCTTCATCTAATTTAGCAGTTGAATTTTGTAGCTGTGTAATTTCACTAGCTGCTGTAGCTATTCCTGTTTTGATAATGCTAAAGTTATCACGAAACCCCTGTGTATCGTTGTCAATACCTGCTACTGGATATGCTCCATCGATTGTTTCACTTATGATCTGACTAGTCATTTGTTTTCCTTGTTATAAACATATTTATTGCTGTTATATGTTAAATTGATAATTTGCGAACAGAATAAATTGTTCCTGTTGTACGCCTTCTGTTCTTTTTATTATATATCTATCAATGTCGTAGTTGATAGATTTTTGATCAAATGCGTTGTTTTTAATGTTAGCTAAAATTCTAGTACCTTCACCTGGCTTACAATAGCAAACTGGTATAGCAGTCACATAATCAAGTTCTTGAAATCCGTTCTGTGGTGTACGCATCCACAGCGGTAGATAGTTTCTTTCTTTTTTACCTACAGATTCGATGTTGTCTTGCATGTGTTCTATGCTTGATCTGTATCTTACGTTGTCTTTGCTGTGGCTTACTTTGATAGCATTGCTGTCTGCTTTAATAGTATTGGCAGGGTTTGGTCTAATACGCTGTGGTTCACTGTCACTTCTTTCAAGTGTCACAGTAACATCGCTGGTGTTGAACAGTTCTAATTCAAAATCAGCGTTGTCTACGTTCAGTTCAATATCACCGTCTCTAGTTTCTATTACCAGTTCGTCATTTTCGGCAAATATAAATCTCACATATCCGCCACGTCCGTATATAGGCAGTGCGTCATATCCAGCACCTGTTTTGGTTACATCATCTTTAGCAGCATAGAGTAAACTGTCAACAGTGATTCGATTCTGTGTGTTTATTTTAAAGCTGCTGGCAGTCTTGCCTTTGGTGCTTTGAGCAAAATCTTTGACTTCTATATACACAACTTCATATACAGTTTCATCTGTGCCAGGCTCTCTAGCAACAGCAGTTTTAAATTCTCCCAGAGCATACTGTTTTCTACGGTGATTCTTTGCTGAGGCAGATACAAAGTTGCCTACACTTTTAGATTCTATACCAGCATAGACCAACATGTCAAGATTCTTTTGAATACCAAACGCTGGATCGCCCAGTCTATAAATTCTGCCGGGTTCAAATACATCAGGGTTGCTGATAAAGTTTCTGTATATAGTTCTTTCAGCATCCTTGAGCATAGGTCTCATATAGATGTCAGTGTACTCTACATCATCTAGGTCTTCTATTTTGAGAATAAACTGTCTTTCTATCGCAGTGTAACCGAATCTATCACGTGCTTCTACAGTAAATCTATACTCTCTGTCGAATGTAGTATCGCCCGGCAAACTACCATCCCACGAAACTGTTTTGTTATCAAACGTAGTAAGCCCTAAGCCATCATTGTTGGCAAACTGTCTTGCGAAACCTATAATTTCGCCATCGTAACGCAGTGTCATACCGTTGGGCAAGTGTCCACGCTTTAGAGTGTAGATCATTTTTGTATCTGGTACTGTGGTTTCAGCTTCAACCTTTAGTGTACTGACAAAGTTAGCATTTATTGTGCCCAGATCTATAGGAGTAATCCAGCTGATGTTGGTGTCAATCTCGCCAATCACACGCAGATCAAAAGTTTTGGTTGTGCTGGGAATGTACACATCATCACGATCTGCTACTACTAAGGTTTCGCTAAAGAAGTCATTTCTAAACAGAGCAATGCCAATATTACGACCTTGATTTAATTGCCTTGAAAGATTTTTATCAAACTGTATTCTATCTTCGTTGTCTCTCAGCAATGCTACACGAATCTCTCCACTGTCACCCAATGTTAAAAAGAAACTTCTGATGTTGGAAATTACTCTGCTTCTAGCTGTGCTGGGCACACGTATACGCCAGCGTGTGCGGTCAACTACTTCAACGTAAGCTGTGCCGCCGTATTCGTTTTCCAATGACTGTTTGGTAGCAGTTAGCCTATCAGCAAGACTTAGTTCATCAAGTGTTTCAGCAACCTGTGTCCAGTTAGCTAAAATAAAGTTGATTTGTATATTGCCATCTTGGTCTAATACTAGATTGTCATCTTGGTCCAGTTGAGGTGTAACACTGTGACTTAGTACACATCTATAGATAAATCCATTGCCTCCCGATTCAGTAGTATAAACAACATAATCACCTACAAAATAGTTTTCGTTAACCTGTATATTTTGTGGAGCACCACTGGGATATATTTCGTCGTTAACCGGATCTAGTTGAGCAACTTCATATTCAATATACGGTGTAATCGAATCTATGATATAAGTTTCATTTTCTTCAAAACGCAATACTCGCTTGTTGTATTTTTCTTTTTCAGATTCTGTTAGCCTTTGAACAAACATATGATCTTGACCTGTAGTGGCAGTCCTACTCAACAATAAGCTGATGCTGGGTGCTAGTGTTTGATCTAGGAATATAATATCGTAATCACTGTTTCTACTGTCCACGTTGATCACACGATATTGTCTACGTCCTAACAGGATGTCTCTACCGATAAGATCAAATAGATCCTGTACTCCGTCTATGTTGCCAGTAAGATCTACTTTAAATATTTTAAAACTATTCTTTCCCAGCAGTGTGTCTTCAAAAAAGTTAGCAAATATCTCAACAACTTCAAGGTCTGTGGTTATTCTAGTGACTCTGACTGTGAATTTATAGTCTGTGGTAATAGCAGGTTGATAAGGAACATAGCCAACAATTTCACCAGTTTGACTGTCTAGGCTCAGCCCTGGAGGTAATTCGCTAGGTGATGAGTCATTGTTAACACTTTCTAATGTAAATGTTATAACACCTTCCAGTGTAGGATTATCTATAACGTCTAGGTACAGTGTTACATAGTTATTAGCACGTTTAAATCCTAGATCGCCGGGCGTTAACCAAGTTGGAGTTCTTACATTAGTAGCGTCAGCACGGAAAACACCTGTGCTTGACTGCATAATAGTGTTATCTGCTTTGAGATAATCATCGCCCACTACGTATATTCTAAACTCTCTACGTACAAAAGTGTCACCATCTGTTACAGTTACCGCAAACGGATAATATCTGTTCAGCTTGCGTGGATTAGCAGTTGGCTCATTGTAGTCATAATCTTGTGTATCGTAAAAGAAACTGCTAAATCCGTTAGAACTTAATATACCATAGTCTGCGGGCAATCTACCGTAAGGGGCACGGTCATACCCGCCAGCTTGAAAACGCTTGTCCAAACTCAACAAAGGCTCTACAATACCAAAAAGTCTGCCGTCTTCTGTTAATGTTATGCCCGGCGGCAGTTCTCCATCATCGTTGGCAATAAAGTAGCTGAGAATGTCACCCGCGGGTAAATCAGTATCTGTAGCAATCAGTTGAAAGTCGATTAATTCGTTGTCCAGCACATAAAGTGTATCGTTGGGACCCACAGGTAGTAGACCTGGGTTAGTTAGCCACTGTGGATCATCAGGCCCAGTAACAGCTATTTCTATAGTTCTATCTTCAAATTGATCTTGATAGACAGCTCTCAGCACCACAGTAAATGTTCTGTTGAACGCAACTTCATACACAGTGCCTACTATTCGATTATTTTCTAGTCTAGTACCGGTAGGCAATTCGCCACTGATAATTTCTAATTCTAGCCCGTTGACATTGGCCAGAGGAAGAATCAGTTCCACTACACTTCTTTCTATCAGTGTGGTCAATCTCGAACCTGAACTTATGCTCCATAGATTAGAGTTAATAGTATCTTGACTCATTCGCCATATTCCTTATACAACGTATTTATCGGAATATCAGATTGAACCTAGATCTATGTTAAACGCTGCTGGATTTCCGTATGTTCCTTGATCGACATCTACAGTAGCAGCTAACAAATCTATTATATTAGTAATGGTTAAGCTGATATTGCCTAGGTCTATGTTATTAAAATAATACGCTGTAGCAGCTGGATCAACACCGTTTACATTTCCAGTTAAATTACCTACAAAACTGCCAGTAGCAGTTCCTAGATTTAATATATTAAATCCCTGCGCATCTAAATCGCCACCCAGTTGAGGAGTAGTATCTTCTACTATCTCTGATACATATTCGTTGGTAATTGTTAGAACACTGTTGTTAATGCTGGTACTAATACCAGCACCACCTACAATAGTTAGACTAGCACTGGTATCAAGGACAACACTGCCGCTGTCTGCGTTTACAGTAATGTCAGTAACCACATTTGACGCATTGATTACGATTTTCTCATTGTCAGCCGACAGTGTGATATTATCGCCGCCTGCTATTTTCTTAAACTGTAGGTCGTAGTTTACACGATTAAAAAATACACCTTCGCCCACTGCGCCTAAGTTACTAGCAGTGGTCTGCTCATCATCACGTAGATCAAGTTCTTCAAAGTTTTGATTGATTTTGACCATTGCTTCACGAAGATCGTCACCAGTTCCGTCGTTTGCTATTTGACCTATATTGATTAATTGTATTGCCATCTTTGTTTCCTATTATGAAGCTGTGATCGTACCAACCATTGAGCTATGGAATTGACAGATGTAATAGAATGTACCACTGCTACCAACTGTCCATTGAACTGTTCCAATTTGTGCGCCGTTATTAGTTACACCAGTTGCAGTGCTGCCTGTGCCTGTAACTGCCGCTGTCTTAACATAAAACGGATGTCCGCTGGCATTGACTACAAAGTCTACAACATCACCGTTGTTAAATGCCAAGGCTTGGTTATCTCCGCTGACTGAACCGTTTCTATCATTACCAGTTAGTGTATAAGCACTAGCGCCATTGTTTACAACATTAATTGTGTAATCTGCGGTGGGGGCAGGCGTAGTACTAGTATCATTAATAGTAATATTTGAGGATGTTGCTACAACAGTACCACTTACACTATCAGTTCTAATACTCACAGTAAATGTTTCTGGCCCTTCAGTTGAAGCGTCAGCAGATGGAGTTACTGTAAATGTTCCAGCATTGCTGTTAATTACAAAACTACCTGAGCTAGTACCAAAATCTCCTGCATTAGTAACACTCCAGTAGAGAGTAGTTGCATCTGCTACGTTAGTTGTAGTGATATTAAATACTAATGCACTTCCTTCGTTAATATTGTTAGCTGCCGGGGTTACTGCATAGGTCGGCGACGGAGCAGCCGCAGGAGGTGCTTCTTCACTGACTGCTGTAGTACCTAATGTTAACTGTACTGCACTATTAAACTTATTAAATGTAAATCTATTATTACTGCCTAACAAACTTCGTGTATCAGTATAATCTACACTACTAACTGTATCATATATCTGTGCTGTTTTTGCAGTAGTATTAATATGTGCTAGTGCTTGTGCAGGGGTTGAATTAGGATTAATCTGCAACCACAATGCTAGCATACCTGCAACTTGTGGGCTAGCCATTGATGTTCCGGTAATATTATTAATTAAGAAGTCAGAGTTTGCAGGGTAAGGATTGTTAAGAGTAGTAGCACCAAATACATTAGTAGTGCTCATTGCGCTCATAATATCTGTTCCTGGAGCATAAACACTTACTCCTGGTCCCGTTTCCGAACTTACTGCTTTTTGTTCTAGGCCGCCTACGTGTTCTACGCTGTCTATGTTACCGACAATATGTGCTTCCTCATCGTACGGACTTGATCCTTTTTGATACTCTACTGATCCTGTATCTGCTGCAATAAAGTTACTGTAATCATCTCCGCCCACTACATCAATTTTGTGACTTCTATTACCTGCTGCAATTGTAACGTGTACACCAGCATCAATTAATTCTTGTAAGTCTGTATCTGCTGATGGTGCTCTAACATTAGTAGCGAATGTGCCGCCGACCCCGCCACTTACAGGGGGTAGACCAAATGCCCAACGTTTAGCAGTAGTGTCAATATCTGTACCTGTTTTTAAAACGCCACGATATGTAAGATTAGTAACAGTATTATAATATCTTAAATATCCCCAACTCATATTTACTATTGTAGGACGCTTGACACCGGTTGTAGGGTCCACCGGCTTTGCAAGATGCCATTCCTTAATGCAATCAAAAGCGTATGTGGTACTAGTACCAGTCCCGCTATCGCCAGGACCTTCTAATCCACTAAGTTTTAAACTATAAATCCTAGCGTTCTTAGCCCAGCCATATGTCTTGCCTGCTACTGTGCCTGCAACATGTGTACCATGTCCGTCAAAGTCTCTATAATAGTTTGCATTTTGAGCAGGCATTCCTGCAATGCCGCTAGCAGTAGTCCAATCAATTTGCTGTACTCTGCTCACACCGTTAGCATCTTGAAATTCTGGATGATCTGCTTGTATACCGCTGTCCATAATAACAACATCAACACCTGTAGCATCTAATGTATAATTATAACCGCCTGTAACAGTTAAATCTGTATAAGGATTTGTTGCTTCGTTAATTCTACGCATCCCCCAATTTAAAAAATCACCTCGATCTAATGTAGTTTTTGTAAAATTGCCTACTTGTACAGCACGAGTACCAATTCCTAAACTAGAATCTAATTCTGGTAGCAGTGTTACACCATACACTCTAGGATCAGTACGCAGTACGTCTGCTTCTAGATCAGTTAACATGTAATGTGTATTACGCTGTGATGCTGGGCGTGCATTGGCAACTGTAACATCTCTACTGGGAATTGCACCAGCGCCTGTAGCAGCAATCATTTCTGCGTTAAATGCAGCGTAGTCTACGCCTTTGTTTAAACTTACAATATATTCTTGTTCACTCATTTTATTTTCCTATATTATGCTGCTGCTGCAACTGTTACCCATGCGCCGCCTAAGTATACTACTAATGTGTTTTTACCATTTGCAGCAGGATCCCATCCTGTGCCGTCTGCAATAACCATCATTCCGTTTACAGGATCTGTTGGTTCTGTGTTTAGAGGTGTTAGTGTCATCATATCACTAAACATTGCAAAGTTTATCGCGTCAACCATTACACTACTATCGTCAGCAAATATACTACCTACAACATCACCTATTAGTGTACCTGTGTGCGCACCGTTTGCATTACCTTCTAGTGTTCCGTTAACTGTTGCATTGTGTATTGTTACTGCTTGACTGCGTGTACTGCCTGTAGTACCTATTATAACATCGCCTGATGATGCTGTTGCGTTAATTGCAATATTTGCAACGTCTGCAGGATTACCTGGAGTCTTTGGTTCTGTTGTTAATTCAATATAATTAATACCGGTTTGATCCATTTGGATCTTACTTAATCCGCTATCGTCTGTTCCTGCATTGATATTAATAAACCCGTCAACATTAATTGCTAAATCGTCAGTAGTATAATTTTCAATAGTAGTTGCTTTAACTACTGTACCCGAAATGCTATTAGACACAACAGGTCCTGTAATAGTACCAGATTGTCCATCAATCATTACAGTAGAATCGTCTGCTACTACGCTGCCTTTTAAGTCACCTGTTATGCCAGCCTGTGCTTCTATATTACGTACTATAGGCCCAAAGAATCTAATATTGTTAGCAGTCAAGTTAACAAATGTGTTAGTGCCTTGCGGACCAATACTAATTGCATTACCGTCGCCTGTTGCTGTAGTAATACTAATACTGTTGTCTGCTGTAATTTCACCTGCAATTAGTGCGGGCAAGTTAACTGTACCGTTAATAGTAGTTGTACTACCAGCATTACCAATTGCAATTGATGTTGCGGCTGATGCACCTATAGTTAGTGCTGTGTTGTCAATGTTACCTGTTACGTTTGCAGCTAATCCTGTAACTGTTGCTCCTGTAAAGTCAGCAGTTGATCCACTTGCAAAGTCTACAGTGTTTGTGCCGTTGCCTAGTGTAACAGTGCCACTTGTACCAGTTCCGATATTAACTGCTGCGCCAGCAGCTCCTAATAAAGTTACGCTGTGAGTTGACCCAATTGTAATTTGTCCTGTGTCACCATTTACTGCTACGCTTGCATTGCCACCGTTGCCTGTTAGTTGTGCTAACCCACCTGTTGCGTCTATAGTAAAGTCACCATCTAATGAACGCATCAAAGCACTTGTAGATGCTGTTATGTTTACACCAGATTGTGATAATAGTATTAAACTTGTACCTTCTACAGTTTGCGTATTAACTTTGTCAGCAGTTAATTCATTGTTAACTGCATCAACCATTACAGCACTGTCGTCTGCAAATACACTACCTACAACATCGCCTGTTAAGTTTCCTACAAAATATGCACCAGCTTTTGCTTCAAATGCTCCAGCAGTTTTAAATTGAACATAAGGATTTGGACCTGCGTCTAAATACGGCCCAGTGCCCCAAAAGTGCGTTTCAGCCTGTGATTGAATATATGTATCACTACCGTAAGGATTAATTAGTATACCGTTGCCAGTATCTCCGTCTACACCTGACTTAATCTGTAACGGGCCGCCTCCGGAGATATTGCTAATTATTGATGCTGTTAATCCTACAGTGGATACACTAGTAGTTGCTTCAAATGTTCCTGCAACTAATGTCTCCGAACCTAGCGTCCATTTGTCTACACTGTCGTTGTATACAAAAGATACATTAGACACTGTACCTCTATCAATTTCTATACCAGCAGTTGTGTTTGTAACACCAGCGCCTGATTCGCCGCTGTTGAGTACAATTACGTTGTCGCTGATTGTTGTGTTTGTTGTGTTAACTGTTGTAGTTGTACCACTTACTGTTAAGTTACCTGTGACTACTACGTCGTTAAAGTTTGATGTTCCTGTGGTAGCTTCTACATTGCCATTTACATCTTTCCACGCACTGCCTTGATACATTTGCAAACGACTAGTTGTGATGTTGTAGATTACATCGCCTTCTTGTGCACCAATTGCTAGTTGTTCAGCAGTTGTAACACTAGCAAATCTAAAAGGTACAGCACCATCTATTTTAACTCTGTTTCCTGCTGTTAAACTGATGTCTGTTGAACTAGAGATCGATCCAATTCCCAGACCTAGACCAGTCTGTACACTTTCAGTTTGTACAGTAGGTACGTTTATAGTATCAAAATAACCATTACCAAAACGTCTTGACTCTGTACCTATGCTGCCTTCACCGTTGGTTTCTGGTTCGATGGTGGTTAATATCTCAGTTTGTCCTAGTTGAACATAGCCGTCGGCTAAAATTACAACAGTTTGTCCACGTATAAAGCCAGTGCCAACGTATTCAGTATCACCTCTAATAACACCAGCAACACCGTCCACGATAGCGGTCGAATCGTCAGCAAATACTGAGCCTTTTATATCAGTAGCAAACGGTACACCCTGATCAAAAAGTCCGCCCAGTGCGTCATCTAGGTCTTCTGTTCTAAGAAATCCGATATCATCTGTAAATTCTGAAAGGAATTGAGGAGCGCCTTGTAGGGCAGCATAACTAATAAATCCTGTAACAGCATCAAAGACCTTAGTTTCGTTGTTTGTTAGCAAATCACCTTTGAATTCAGTTGCTGTTACTCGACGAAAACCAAGCGCATCAGTGCCTATATCAACTGTATTGTCCACAGTAGGTAAAATTATTTCGCTAACTTCAATACGTTCTACTTCGATATTACCAATGTCACTGAACGGTCTAAACTCCAGCCCAGTACCATCTTCTTTGACCTTGACAAAATAGTCAGCAGCCCCTACAAAACTGTTAGGTGTATCAGTTAGATCAGCAAAAGCCTGTGCTACCAGTCGATTTCCGTTTACAGTTATGTCTGCTGCGTTGATTGTGCCCAGTGCCGTGATGTCTTGTACATTTACTATCGAACTTTCTCTAAGGTTAAGATTGTCGCCACTAGGCAATTCTTTTATTTTATTACCGGCATCAGCGTCTAGTACCAGTGGAAATCTATTTGCCATTCTCAAAAATCCTATTGTTTAGTATATTTATCGCATCTTATTAAAGCGTAGCAATCCTAGTTTGAAAATCAGTAAAATCTGTACTTGCTGCTACCTCTGCTTTTAGTGTAGACAAACTTACGTAACCGGGAATAATACCGTTTACCGCATCAACTAACAACGTGCTGTCATCGGCAAATACTGAACCTTGTATATCCTGTACTTCAGCAGCCGCTGCACCATTTACCAGCAACGCACCTGAAGCAGTAACTTCAATTCTAGCACCATTTAGATATATAAAATCTGCTACATGTAGATCTGTCCATTGTCGTTCGCTGCTGCCTAGATTGTAAGTAGCGTCAATACTAGGCACAAGATCACTTGCTGTCTGATCAGGCGCAGCAAAGTTACCAGCATACAACTCATCAAAATTTTCATTTATTTTACGAAACGCAGAACGTAACGGATCACCATCGCCTCTGTTGGGAGTGGTTCCTAGATCAATTGTTTGTCTTGCCATGTGTTGGTTTTCCTTTGCCCACTTGTATTCTCAGTTTTCCTGCTGTAGCAACTACTTGACGTTGCTGCGTATTTTTTGTATCAGTGCTGGTCTGCGCACCACGTTGAATTAACCTATCTACATACGATTTTTTCATTAGTGCTTACCTACCACTACTTCTATTACACCACGATCTGTGGTTGTTTTGTCTTCTAATGCTTTACCTATCACAGTTCCTACACCGGGTGTGTTGTTTACCATAGCATAACCAGGTATAGCACTGGCCACCAACATATCACCTTTCTGAACTTTGCCAATCACCTTACATGGAACACGACCTGTAAGCGCAATGCCTGTGACATGATCGCCTTTGAGGTGACTGTTCATCAAGTGTGCAGGATTTGTAGTCACAACACCAGCTACACGATGTGTGTCTTTTTCGGTATTTATAGTAACTTCGGCTGTGCCACCGAATACTACTACAGTACCTGGCTCATAATCTGCATCTGCTAGATAATTTTCTGCCAAGTCAGCGTAGTATGATTCAGTAGCAGTACCACGGAACAGTGTTGCGTATATGTTAGCATACTTGCGAGAAGCACTGCCTATATCATAAGCATTGTCAGTATCTGGCGTTACTCCTGTTGAGCTAAAAATAAACGGAGTAACACTTGAACTAGTGCCGCTGTCGCCTGTTACAATAGCTACTTGACCTGTGGTAGTAACACCAGTGCCTGCACCAATTGCTAAACCAGTTGAAGCTGAACCTTTTTCACCTGCTGCTTCAATAAAGCTAGAATAGATCCAGTCAACAGCCAGTCTGCTTTCACCATTAAGTGTTGATTGGTTTTGTAGAACGCTTTCTGAAACACCTGTGCCAGCTATATTAACACTGCCGGGTATTTCAACTGTTGGAAATGTGGGCGAAACTCCGCCACTACCGCCAACTGCTCTTAATATTTCACCCTGCGCCGGAGTTTTAAACACTACAGTTGTAGTATCCAGTGCTAGGATTTCGTATGTACTGTCCCCGCCCAATATTAGACTGTTGGCCTGTACACTGCCATTGGCTCTAGTTTTTACTATTGAGTTTACTTCACCAGTTGTGGTCACGTTTGAGATACCGTAAGTACCAGCACCAGTCTTAATCAGTGCTTCGCCTGGATCACTAACCGCTGTGACAATAGATGTAAAATCAACATCAGCTAAGCCGCCGCCTTCTTGAATAACTGTGCTAAACGGTATTTGATCAATATCGTTATCTGAACTGTCACCACTCCAATTACCCAGAACATTGCCGTCCTGTATACGTTGTATTTTTTTAAGCGGCAATTGACCGTCAGCAATGGTTATCCATCCGTCCGTGTTAGCAAACACAATACTATCAAACGCAGCAACGCCTAGGTCTGCTTGACTGATAGATATAGCATTTGATCTAGTTGTAGCTGCGTTAAGATTTAGCTTGCTTTGAGCTATGTTAGCACCGGCATTAACATCTGAGTTTACAATACTGTTAGGATTTATTTGGAAGTTTAGTGTAGTAAATCTATCTGTTACTGTGCTTCCTACCACTGTAACTTCTCTGTTAGTAGTAATCAATATATCACTTGCAGGATTTGCAACACCGTTTGCCCATTCATCGACCGGTCCGTCTATAACTAACCCTTGAGTGCCGCCGATTACTCTTATAATATCGGGATCTAGCGATAAGCCTGCAGGCCTACCATCGCTAAATTCACCGGTAAGTGGAGTATATGTAATTTCTACAACTGCTCCTTCAAGTACTGTGTCTGTTTTTACATCAACTATCAGTCCAGTTGCTCCGGTAATTGTGCCAGAAATTTCGTTCCCTCGCTCAAAAGGACCTCCTACTACACTACCTGCACTAACAATTAGTTTTTTAAACCCAGTAGCAACTAATAGTTGTCCTACATCGTATTGATTATATTCGACACTGCGCAGATCTTGTATTTCATCTAGACCGCCTGCTGCGTTGTCTACATAAGCTTTTGTAGCAGCATCAGATGCTGTTACTGGTGCACTTAGATTAGTGATAGTATTTCCAGCAGCGTTTAGATTATCTGTCATCGGAACAGCACCGTTTGGAGCAAGTACACCAGGGCCTAATTTATTAGCAACAGGAGCACCTGTTACATCATATCCTAATCGTCTGTTAACATAGCCACGCACAGCACTTTCTGTTGGTACTGTATCTGAAGCATTATCTACCATTGCCGTGTCAGTACTAAATTCAGTAATAACAACACCGCGTTTGAAGCCTAGTCCATCAACGTCTGACAGTGCAAGACTTGCACTAAATGTAACTGTACCAGTTCCTTGGTCTACTGCGAAGAATCGACCTACACGGAAAATACCATTTTGATCTGTACTCACATAGAACACACGACCTTTACCTTTTTCGATAACTTCGTTAGCTTCCTTCTTCTCGCCTGGCTCGCCAAAAATGACATTTGGATAGTTGCTTGAGTTGAACCCGCCTGTACCGATATCTAAGAAATCGTGTCCAGTTGCACGACAAGTACTAATATTAACTGTAACACTACCAGTAGCGCCAGCTTTGAGACCTGCACGTAGAGTAACAAGTTCCGAACCTAGTACTACTGTGCTTGCGATACCAGTTGCGTCTGTTTGGTTAATTGTATCATAATCAACTAGGTCAACAATTGCGTATATGTTATCTTCGCCTGGCTCTTCAACTATATTACCTACACCAACACCTCTATAGTTAAACGCATAATGCTTTTTTCCGGCCCATGTCACAATAGGTGATTCAATTGTTAATGAGTCCGCTGTCCAACCTGCCGGCCTATTTGCTTCGGGAGTTCTTGCGTTGTTGTTAAGTCTAAATATTTCGTTAGTATCTGCTAATTTAATAGCAAGTACTGTGTCGCCTGCTGTTCCACCTTTTGTAGTACCGGTATTTGCCAGTGCAACTTCTTGTGCTTTAGCAGGATCTATAGTTAATCTAATAAAATCGTATGAACTGTCTAATCCTGCTTGTGAAGTATTAGTAGGCAAATCATCTCCTAAACTGTCACTGGTTAAGAAGCTAATACTTCTATAAACAAAGTCTGGATTTTCATCAAAAGTTAGTGCAGTGCTTGGACGAATAGTTAGTACATCTGGACGAGCCAAATCACTAATAATATGTGTTTGATTACGATAATAAACTATACTAGTGTTAAATGGTACAATTTCTAACAGACCATTTGCGCTGAATGTTGCATCGCCTGTACTAAAGTTAAGCTTATAAACCTTACCACTATACATTGGAGTACTTGCTTCAACTGCAATAGTACCACTTGCACTTACTTCGGTTACTGCGCCATCTGCTAGTGCAACTGCGTCTATTGTAACTGTACAATCGTTTGTAGGCGTTTCGCCACCAAGCTTATCACCAGTTACTACAAATGTATCTCCTACTGTATAGTCTCTGCCGTCTTCTGCTACTTGGAATGTTGCACGGTATCCCGCATCAATTGTTTTAGTTAGTGTAAATACAAACCCACTTGCACCAGCATTTACTGTAGTTTTAGTATAATCTGATGCACCAAGGTCTGCGTATTCACCAACTACATGTTGTACAATTTCTGCATTTGCAACTTCATAACGTGCGAATGCAGGACGAGTGGGATGATATATATTAACTTCTGATCTGTTTGACGGAGCGTCTTGCATATCGTACACATACACCGAAAGTCCTTCAACTGGGTTGTCGTACCCATTAGAGTCTACAATTATCGGGACACTATTTGCTCCCAGTGCGGTAACTGTAGAGTCACCTGTAATAGGACCAGTAATACTTAATTCATTAGTTGTGTCAAATGCTCCAGAAATATCAGTTATATATAGTACATTGCTGCCGCCAGTTTGACTTGTTGATACTGCTATCTTACCAACTGCACCAGTAAGTGTTTGTGTGATTTCTTCGCCAGCTTCTAAAATAACAGGACCTGTTAGTGTAAGAATAGCATCTACATCAAATGCTTTAGCAGGCTGCGTCATATCTTGATATAGTGCAATTGAATCTGGAATCTCATTAGGATCCGACCCTTCGGCAACTAGACCAAACTCACCATAACAACTTGATCCCGTTAGTGATCTAATTTCAGCACCGTTTTTAGCATAATAACTAGCGTAGCAGTAGTATGTAAACATGCTAACCATTTCACTTAGGGCGCCGTTTGCAGCAACTAGTCCGTAACCCAAGTCGTTAACTTGTGTAAAGTCATTGCCTAAGATACTTCTGTTACCAGCTGTTTGTAGTGTAAGTGGAATTGGAGTGCTGAAGTCGTCCAGATCAACACCGGTTCCTAGTAAACTAGTTAGACCAGTAAATCCTGTGCCGTTGTTTGAGTTTCTTGACAATATAAGTTCTGCAGTGCCTGCATTTTTATCGTATGCTGTTACTGCGTCAATTTGAAAACGTCTGCCGTCAACGTAAAATGCACTAGGTGTTTGAGGGCGTCTTACAAATAAACCCTGTGGTTCTGTTGGAGAACCTAAACTTTGAATCCTTAATCTAAATGCATTGCCGTCTACTTTTTCTGTAACTTGTACAGCCGAGTTACCTACAAACGCATCAACAAACAATCCACCCCTAAACGCTTGTTTATTAAGCGATTTCGAAAAGCTTGAACCAGTTTGAATGTATGGTGATTTAGTTAGTACTTGGCCTTCTGGATCAAGCACACACATAAATCCACCGTGTCCTTGCACTGTTAGATTTCGCACAATAGTTGCATCGTTCATCAAGAACACATCCATCTCATCGTTTCTCAGTGGAGGATTGTACTCTGCATTAAATGCAAACTTAACGGTATTAATCAAGTTTTGTAACACAACACTAGGACCGTCTATTACTCTCCAAAATTCTGCTATCTCTCCAGTGCTGAATGTGCTGCCTGATATATGTTCTTTTGTAGGTGTATAGTAACTTGTTACTCCCAACCCAGTTGTAAACTTAACAACATTTCCTAAACGATAGGTTCGGCTCGATTGCCATTGTGCTGGATCGCCGTCGCCATTAAAGTCATCGAACGTAAATTCAGGGCTTACTCCGTATATTGTAACTGGTGCCAGACCTCTAATAATTCTTTTACCTATTGTGGCAATGTATTCTATGCTTGCAGCTTTTTGTGTTTCTGTACCAGCAGCGACTGTGCTGGCATTAAACTGGCCCTGAGCTTCTAAACTAAACTCATTTCCACCATTGCGTAGATCTTTAACTAGAGCATCTACGATTGATCCTGCATCTCTAGCCCATGCAGGTCTAGAATATCCAGCAGATCCGATCAGCGCAGGATATTGATCTTCGACAAAGTTCACTACCTGCTCTTGTATAAATTCTCTATTGTCAATCAAAGACAGAGCAGCAGTTTCCCAGTTGCCTATGTTTTCATAACCTTCGCCGATATTTTTTAATTTTTCGGGCTGTGTTAGGTAATGATAACCAAAATATCCATCAGCTCTTCCAGTTAAAGGATTTATATATTCAATACCGTTAGGAACATTAGCAATTGTAAATGTAATGCTAGTAGCGCCGCCTGAGCCTAATAGATTATCGCTAACAGTTAGTCGTTCACCGTGTTGGAAGTCCTTGCCTGCATTAGTAATTGTGATGTCTGTTATTGCGCCGTCGCCTCCAATGGTAATATCAAATTCTGCATCTTTGCCTAATTTATCTGTTGTCCATAAACTTACACTATATGTACCTGGGGTTCTAGATGCATTAGTTTGTGGATCAAATGCAACCGCTTCAATATTTGACTTACCTAATATAAGATCATCAAATTCTGCATCTCTATAGAAGAAAGTGTTTGCCCAACGTGACTGTGATACACGCTGCTTTGGACGCACAATACAACGTCTAAACTCATCACCTTTGACCGAAACGTTCGCAGGTACACGAATCGGATAATCTTCTTCGTAAATGCCACTTTCAACACGTATAGTGATCTGTGTTTCTCTTACAATATTTCCGTATTCTAGTTCTTCACCTTCTTCAAATTCAAACGGCTCTAACAGTTGTACTTCAATTTCGTCTGTGGTTGCTACGCTTACTGCTCTATCACCAGCTTCGTATCTATAATCAATAATACGACCAATTGCTCCTGAGTTTTTACCTCTCACTACCTTTCCGGGAATAATATCAGTGTTTTCCGGATTAGCTTGATCAATAAATCCAAGATTATCATTCGATATGTTGATTTTGTAAGTAGTTTGACCATCAACAATAGCCGGCGCATTTAGTACACCGTCATTGATTACGTCAAGAACAATATCAAATTTAGCACCAATAGCTTCATCTGCTGAAGTGTCAGGTACTTCACCTAAATCAATAACCTGTGCAACACGATCTTGATACAGTATAGATGGTGCTGTGTTTGTTAAGATAAATTGTGTTACCAGTGTCTTAGCATATTCAATACCAGCAATAGTCTGTATACGCTGTGAACCAATAGCACGTTGCGCACTTACGTTTGAATAATATCGTATACCAGACCAACGAGATAGATAGTTTGCATTGTTACCCAGCAGCGCATCTAAGCTAACACTGTCTAGAATATATCCAACATCTCGTTGGCAGATTTCTTTACTATAACTGTTGGCGAAATCAGGGAATGTAGCATCAATATAACCTGTAACTTCTTTGGCTACAAACTCTTTGTTTTTCAGAATCAATGTTCTAGCATCTATACGTCCTAGGATAGGACTGGCTATGCCAGCTGTAACAATATTTGCAGCGGCAGCACCATTATTAAACGTCATAGTCTGCAGGTACGGACCGGGTTCAAACGGTGCAGCTTCTATCAGTTCTTCGGCTTTTTGAGCCGCAGCATTAATAGTACGGAAGGCGTAACTAGGAGCGCGACCTTCTTTACCGTCTGGGGTGAATGTTTGTAGATCATTTCCACTGGTACTTACAAATAGGTTTACTTGACTAGATGCAGCGGCATTGTCTACATACAGTTTTGTAGCAGCCTGTAGGTCATCTGGACCATTTGGAAGACCTGTGCCTGCTAGTTCACCTGGGTGATCAAACAGATTAAGCGCACCAGTCATGTTGTCGCCCTGACGACGAACTGCACTCTTTCTAGGAATAGCTACATTGCTTAACCAATTGCCCGGCAAACTAGGATCATATGCTGCGTCAGTGATAGTAAATGTGCCGGTACCACCACTCAGTAGTATGCGCCCAGTGTTGTTGATAGCATCAGCTTCGCTGTTGTAAAACGCCAGAGTATCACCGTCTACAACTCGGATAAACACTGAACCTTCGTTGGTTACACCAAATGGTTCTGTTCCTATTGTGCGAAAAATAAATTCAGCACCATTAAACGCATCACTCAGTCCGTGACTCGGCGCAACAAAATTACCCAAGCTTAGGCTATTAGCTGTAACTGTGTACTGTGTTGCGCCAACAGGTTCGTCAGCTAGACGTATGCCGCCGCCTGCCACTTCTTTTTCTTGATAGTTTCTATCGGCGAAACTTTTGTTAATAACTAGATCGCCTATATCAAAGTCAGTGCCATATACTGAGTTAAAAGTATCAACGGCTGCTTGACTAACTGTTATACCTGCAATAGGCTGTGTTGCTGCGTTGAGAGGACCGCCCAGTGTTGGTTCTGGATCGTTAGAAACACGAGATACCAGCTGTCTAACAATCAGCTTACCGTCAACGCTAAAGTCAAAACCAATTGTGTCAACTCCGCCATCCAGTGCATTGTCTGAGGCAAGTTCTAACAAGTTTAATCCACTACCATCTGATCTTACTGTGGGTACTTTGTTTTCGTTGCCTTCGTAGGTGTTTGGCGTATCACTTAGATCAGTAAAGCTGATCTGTCCACCGATACCAAACACAGCATATAGTTCTTGAAAGTTATTATTTACTTTGCGAAAACTTTCGCGAATGCTATCGCCAGTACCGTCATTACCTTCTACACCAATGTCAACTTGTTGTCTTGCCATTTAAACGCTCCATTTATTCCGTAAGTTGTGGAATTTTATCCATATCAAAATTTACACTAACGCCACAGCCACAGCTTGATTTTGCATTAGGATTTCTTATCTCAAAGTTTGAACCTACTAGACTACGCACATAGTCAACTTCAGTTCCTATCAAAAACATCAAGCTGGTTGAACCAATTACGAATCTACCACTGTCAGCTTCTATTATTTCGTCACCGGGATTTAGATCTGAACTATCTGCAACAGTTCCCCAGTCATATTCAAAACCAGCGCAGCCGCCACCTTTTAGATTAAGGCTTATAGCATAACAGTTATTTTCTTCGCATAGTTTGTTTATCTGTGCTTTGGCTGTTGGTGTAAGTGTGCAAATGCTCATATTTTACCTCTTGTTAACAATATTTATCGTATGATTTTATAATCTTAATGTAAATATATGTATGTTCATAAGAGAATTTACAGAGCAAACCCGGCACGTTAGACGCAGCAAATTAGGCACAGAACACGAGTATTATCGCAGTTGTACCTATATAGTGTTTCGTTGTGACTGTTGTGATCAAGAATTTTATCGTGCTAGAGGATCAATGGATCCGAAACGATTAAGCAATAATTATTTTCATGTGTGCTCTAACTGTGATGCTAAACGTTTCGCTCAAAAGAAAGGCATAGAACGCAAGCAGGTTTGGAATCTACACGCCAGCAGCAATATTCCTATCAGCAAATTATAATTATTTGCCTTTGGAACCAAACTTAGTTGATGCTTTTAGGTTACCTTTTTTCTTAGTTGCCCATGATTTAGCCATATTATTTTTCCTTTTTCCAAATAGTCCATGCTCCGTACGCAATAGCACCATAGGCTACTACTGTGCCGATTGGTTCTATCACAAGATATGCAACGCCTGCGCCTATCAGTATTGCACCGTCCCATGATGTTCTTTCGCGTACTCTAGCCAGTATCCAATTTTTTGCCAACTCAACCATCGTTTCTCTTCTCCCTCTACTAATTACTTATATAAATAGATTGTTAAAGGAGATAGACGATGATCACATGGTTAAAAAAACTTTTAGGTACTACTACTCCTGCTGTTGCAGCACCTGCTACAATTGCTACTCAGGTAGTTAAAAAAGTGTTGCCAGTAGAAACTAAGCCTACAAAGACAAAAAAAGAAGTCACTAAAAAAGCCCCAGCGGTAAAAACCGCAGAGGCTCCTAAAAAGCGTGGACGTAAGCCTAAGGACGCGAGCTAACTTGATTAATTAGCTGTTCAATACTACGTTCTTGACGAGCCTGCTTTCGCTCTAATACGGTGAAAGCGGCTCGTGTTTTTTTGAGTTGTTCTTCTAAACTGCGAACATATTCCAGTGTGGGTATTTCTTTGTTAGATCCGTCTTCAGCAACCATTGTAAAACGATCAACACCCTGCGCTCGTAGACCACCTGCTACACGGTTAGGATTTTTATCAGCCTGGGACTGTGTCTGGCTGGGGCTGCGTCCATACATCTTGTTGAGATAGCTCATTTTGTTTCTCCTTAAAGTATTTATGTAGCTCACTGTTGGCTAAGTTTTTGCATTTTGCCTCGCACATGATATCAGCTGTATCCAAAAAACTCATTGCCCAGTCGTTAGCTGCTGAGTTAGGATAATAGTCACTGTGTGCTCTAAGCTTCTGTTTCTTATGACCTGCCGCAAGCAATGCGGGCATATCGGGCAAACTATCATGTGCAAAGTCTAAGGGTAAATGTTCATTACGACTGTAGCTGTAATGTATAGCCGGACGCACGCCTCTCCAGCTGTCAATCACACGTAGATATCTATCATCTGTGGGCTGAATGTATTCACCTGTGCGAATCCAGTGATGATGTATGTCGAGAACGAGGGCAAGGTCTCCTTCAAGTTCAAGGCTTGCGTCGAGTCCCCACGAGTTTTCGTCGTTCTCAATTGTAATAACATTTCGCGCCTCTGGAGATAATCTTGAGAGGACACGTTTGATACCGGATGGACCTTGTCGACCCGAGATGTGGACGTTGCATTTAAAATCTTGGAATGATCGTCCGTAACCCATGCAGCGGATGAGAGTGGCGTGATATTCAAATTCTTCAATGCTCCGTTCTACTATTTCTTCATTGTCGCTTGCAAGTACAGTAAATTGACCAGGGTGCATACTGAGTCGTACATCCAATGCTCTTGCTGCTTCGCCTACAGCGCCGTAGTGTTTCTCCAAATAAGCAACAACATCAGCACGCTGCCAGTAGTAACTCCAGTCACGCTGTGTATAACAAGGAAGCTGGTTACTGCCCAGTCTGACCATTCTAAGTTCAGGCGGAAGACTTCCCACATACTCTACTAGTCGTTTTGCTGCGGCTGCGTTGTGAACCATGATGTCCCACAAACGTTGTTCTGCAACATCCTTACTCTGTCTATTTAACCATTGTACTGTTGTACACTTTTCAGTCAACGGACGTTGAATTTCTTCTAGTACTTTTTTCTTTTGTGTTTGATCTGGATGTAAAAATTTACACGCAAATCCTATACGTTGTATCGATTGATCTGTCATGATATGCCTCTGAGTTTGCCTAAAATTTGTTAGCTTAGTGTATATTATAATATCGTTAGCGCCAGTTGTCAACCACCCATTGATCCTTACAGTTGTGTGGATTAGGATCGCCGTGAAATACAGCAATACTGGTTTGATCTTTTACTGTGGGATCTCCCGGTGTTAAAAAGTCTCTAGCGCCTCTAGGTTGATTATCAAAACGGGGCTTGCTGCGCATTTCCCATTTGTAGCTTTGTATCCATTCTTCAGGCCAGTATTCAAAATTGTTTTTGATAACATAGCGTATCCAGTCTTGATCTCCAAAATGTCTCCTAGTGATATTTTTTGGATCTTTGACGAAATCTGTGTACACTTGACTGTGCTGACCTGTGGTCAATCTAAATACCGAACTGTTAAACTTGTCATACTTTTTAATAACATATCTGTTAAAGTCTCGTATGATACAAAACTTGCCTTCTTCATAGGTAAACAAAGTGTCAATATTTCTAAAGATTATCATGTCTAGATCTAAAAATAGTATAGTACCCCTAAGTCCTAGACCAGGGTTAAAAAACATGGGTTTGAACCACCAACCAGTGACCGGCAGTGTGGGCAGCGGTTCTATACGAATGTTAGCATCTATGCCCTGTGCGTTTTCTGTAAAACAAACAAACTCGTAGTCTATAGTAAGATTACGTTTGACCATCTGATATAAATTGTTTACATATTCTGGTCCGTATTTGTTGCCATATTTTAAACAGCACACATAGCGATTGATATTTCTCAACGGCGCAGGTGGGATAACAACTGGAGAAGACTTCTCAGCCTTCTCCGTTGCCTTGCGGGCTTTGCGTTCAGTTTTGGTTTCTTCAACCTTCATAGATTGCTGAATTTGCGTCATGCTCAAACACTTCTGCACTGACCAAACGCACACTGCTTTCTACTGGATAGCGACTGTGCTTGTTCTGCTTCATTTCTTCCAACAGTTCTGCCATTTTGTCGTAGCAGATTTTAGCAAACATTTCGCAGCCAACACCTTCTACAATACGCAGATTGATTATGCCTTGATCGTTGTATCCACCTGTGATTGCGTTGAGCGACTTGAATGTATCCAGTTGAGGATCATCATATGCAACCACTGTTGTATGGTCAAACATCTGTTCACTCCACTCTTTGAACAGCTTTAGTCCACCAAAGTCCATGACCCAGTTTCTACTGTCCAGTGTATCAGTCTCAAAGATCAGTTTGATACCAAGTGAGTATCCATGCAGTAAGCTACAATGACTGTGTGTAGCACGCCACTGACGGAAGCAACAGCTTAATCCTCTGTCAGTACCATATGTTTTAGTCGAATAGTATTTTGCCATTTTTATACTCCTAGTTTAATGGAGTGTGCGGAATATTTAGAGTGGGTCGAACACATAGTCCACTACAGTTAATATACTATATATTACTTATGCTGTCAACTGTTAGGTTAGATTTTTTCCAACTGTTGGGCAACTGCCATGCATCTGTTTGAAATATTGTAAACTGTGTTTGTGGAAAGTGTGATACAACCTGTGCTATTTGATAGATCCAATATCTGGGATCAACTGCACTGTGATCACTGTGTTTGTAGTTTTCGCTGTCTTTGTAAACGTTATTGATTTTGCCGTTGCTGCTGTAGAGGTCAAATCCAATCAATCCTACTGTAGAACTGAGTGTTGCTCCTAGCAGCACAGCATATGCACCACTGCCCCAATTGAATGGATCATCTGCTTTTGCAGCGCCTTGATATGGTAAGTTTGGCACAGGTTCTATGTCAAATCTCATATACCAATCAGATCTTGTGTAAACAGTTCTGTCCTCTGTTGCTCCGAAACTGATTGCTTCTTTGACCATAGGTCTGTCTACACACACTAGATGTTCAGTATAGCAGTCTCTAAATACTGCATTACATCCTATTTTTGGCATGTTGATTTTATTTAGATCAATGCCTGATCTGCTTTCTCCATTACCTATTATCAGCATCATCGATTTGTAAATCTTTGCGTATACCTATCACATGTGTTCGAACAACATCAATTCTGTCGCCCACTGAGCCTAGCAATTCTGCAAGTGTTTTAATTTTAAAAATTGCCCACCACCACCAAAACACGCCAACGCTGAAAAACACCACTGCGCCTATTACTATTGCGTAATCATATACGCTGTCCCAACCGAAGAAATGTAGAAACACCAGCACGGCCAGTGCTGTAAAGGGCAGAGTCCAGGCAGCATATGCCCACCATCTTACTTGTTTTTTGGTTTTTTTCTTAAAATTATTTTCAGACATAGTATGCTCCTTCTATAATATTTATAGGCTAGAGCAAAATAGTTTTATGCTGACTTATGAGCCAATCTGTCCAAACGGCTTCCACATACCTGGTGTACCTTCTCTTACACAGATCCAGCCTACATATCCTGTAGGCTTGGGATCGTTGCTCCAAACAATGTCACCCTTATCATATGTTCCGTTTGTAGGTATTGCGTCAGCAACTTCGAATTTTTTTCCTTGGAATCTCACTGCACCTGATGTACTAATGTCAACGTCGGGGTTCTTTACATTAACTCCCAACTTACCAATCACAGTGGTCTTTGTTTCAATACTAGTTCCCAGAGTGATATTTCCGTTTTTCGAAACTGTCATTCGTGTGGTATCGTCTGTAACAATTTCTAGATCATCTGTGGTCCAATTTCCGATTCTGGTACTAGCACCTTCTACGTCAATTATAAATTCATTGTCTAAGCTTGCGATGCTTATGCTAGCATTTGGCGCATCAGTACCAAAGCCTAATCTCTGGGCTGACGCATTGTAAAAGATAAATTCATCTATAGTTAAATCACCTTGAGTTGACAAATTGTTAAGAGTGCCAACTTCGGTTAGATAACTTTTTCTTACAGAACTGCCTAATTCATTTTTTCTAAGCACTGGGGTATTGTCAATGCTATAGTAAGATTCTGAGTTAAGGTCTATAATCTCTGTGGTCCAGATTCTGTCAGGGTTTGCTCTATAAACAAATTGCTTAGTAGCACCAGTGCCTTTCCAGTGCAATCCTTGGCCATATGGACCTTTTTCGCTCGAACTATTAAAAACAACAGGCTTAGTAGAAATAATTGCTATGTCCTCAACTCTTAGCGCAGTTTCTACTATCTCATGTATAGAGTCTCCTAAGGCGTTAAGAGCAGACTCTAGTGTTGCTTTTGTTTGTTGTTCCATATCAGTACCCTATCTATCTTAGACAGTGTATTTATATGAATTTTTAATTTACCTTGAGCAGCACGGTATCAGGATTCAGTCGACCACTTAATTTTGTATCAGTAGTTGCGATCTCTTCCATAAACTTGCGCAGAGCAACTTTGCCAGCACTTTTGAACGCTTTGAGTTGCTCTTCAGGCTTGCGCAGAGTTTTCTGAACACTGAGGCTTTCATCAAAGCCTTCAATTGTAGTGCCTTTGATACTAAGCCCAGTGCCTTCACGCTTCATACCTTTTGGATCAACATTAGCAGCAACATACTTGCCCAGTTTGCGGGTTTTGACATTGAACACCCAAAGTTCACTTGCTCCCACAACATCAACAGGATTAACACTGGTCAGTTTGTATTTGTCGTCAACCTTGAGATATTTCATCTTGGCAACCAGTTTGTCTGCGCTCTTAGGTTTAGCAACACGCGGCTTGCGCTTGGCCTTGCTTTGCTCAATCACAAAGTCAAGTGCGTCAAGCAGGCTAGTGATTGCTTGTGTATACTTGGCGATGTCTGCTTTTTTAAGATGCGCATAACCTTCTTTGAGCTGTGCCCAAAGGTCAGCCTCCAGTTCAGACATCTTTTTAAGTTGACCCGCAGTGGGCATACGTTCTAAATCTTCAAAGTCAGCCAGTTCATTTTCATAGAATCCTTTGAGCCTACGAGCGTGTGCCTGTGTAACACCAGTACGAGCAAAGTGCGATTTAAAGTCAAAGCCCATAGGATCAAACTGAGCCTTGTCTAGAACAAAGCCTTCCAGCCACGTTTCAATAGCCTCTGATTGTGCTTCTGCCTGTTCTGCGATGCGCTCTTGAATTGTAGGAGTGTGAGCATTCTTCTTTGTCTTTTCCTCAGCAGTTTTTTCTTCTGCGAGTTTTTGACCTTCTTCTGCGAGACCTTCTACCCACTTGACAATACCAGTCTTGTATGCTTTAGGAATCACTGAGGGATTTACTTCAAGTAGGAAAGCGGTACAGGCCCAATGGCTGTAGTTGTTGGTTTTCCAGTCAGGCAGTTTGTTGATCGCTGCTACTGTCTTGCGGTCATAGTTGTTGCGGATATAATCCTTGACCTTGTTGGCCCATTCCTTTGATTCAATCTCATAGTGAACGAAGTGCTTGGCTTTGTTCCAGTTGTCTGTAGGAGCAAGAGCGAAACGATTCACACCACGACGAACTGTGCGAACTGTTTTCTTTTTGGGTTTGGTTGCTACTTTTGCTGCGCGAGCCATGTGTATTCCCTCTTTGTTGTGTTAATACTGTTATATAGTCAGAATTCGAGATTGTCAATGGCTAAATTTGAGATGGTAGTAGATTTCGTGTTTTGGGTCCATCTTGGATCTAAATTTCACAGTGTACTGATCAGTAGGCGGGTTATAGAACTTTACAGTTTCAATGCCTTGATTATTTTCCAGCAGATAGTTTAACCAAGGCATGTTCCATTTACGCTGAATCCAAGTGCTCAACGGATTGTGGCCTTCAGCATCGTGTCTTTCAATATCAAATGGAACTTCAATCAAAGTTTCTCACCTACTTCAAATCCGCGGAATGTTTTAAAGCGTGGAAAGCGTAGGCTGTAAGTACCGTCTTGATTCTGCGTTACAGCATCTGCCCTAACTTCAACAAGATTACCAACAACAGCATCCCTAGCATTCCAAAATTGGGATCGCTGATCATCCGAAAAGCCGCCGCCAACGTTGACTGTAATATCTTTCCCATCGTCCTGCCCAGCACATACCAGAGCCCCGAGTCGTCCTTCATTGCGTCCTGTTCCTTGTTCAATACCTGTAACCTCCAGTGTTACTTCAATAAATGGTTTGGCTTTGAGCCAACTGTGACTGCGCTTACA